CAAAAGATCTGGACTTCCAACTATCTCAATGCGCCAGACTTTAGAGAAGTACGTGACCTTGATCCTTCGTGGATTCGTCACTTTAATTGGCTGGATGATCGAAAGAAAACACTCGTCGGGTTCACTGGGACAGAACGAATCAAGCGACACGTTGACGAACTCGACAAGCTCCTCTTTATTGATCCGGCAGTTGAAGGGGACGCTGGATGGATTATCACAGGTTCCGATTACATATCTAACAAGCCAAACATCTTCGTCCTTGACGCACACCGCGGACCAATCCCACCCGATAAGATGATTGCTCGCGTCTTCGACGCAGTTGAACGTTGGGGATTGAGAGCAGTTGTTATCGAAGAAGTACTCTTCTCTCGTCTATACAGACATTGGTTGCAGTCTGAGATGCGACACAGAGGACTCTTCTTCAATATCATTCCTGCTAAGACAGGACAGAAGCAGAAGGATGCTCGTGTAATGGGACTTGTTCCATACTTCAATGCATCGCAGATCTTCTTCCATAAAGATCAGACAGCATTGCACGAGGAATACAATCAGTTTGGTCTAGGCTCTTCATATCACATCCTCGACGCTCTTGCTTATGGTCCAGAATTCTGGCGAGCAGCAGTGGATCGTGGAACTATTCAGCGTAGAAAGCAAACACAAGACAAGTTCTTGGCGATGCGGAATCCAATTACGGGATATACGAGGGTGGGATGAATCCTTTTGAACAATTTCTTCGTAAGCTTTTTGGTGGTGGTCTTCCTCCTTCTGTGATTGAAGAGGAAAGACAGGCTGCGAATATGGGCACTGCTGCGAAGAATATGCCCAAGGTAGCAAAGGAACTTGGAAAGTCTTTTATAGATTCTTACAAGCAGCGAGCGCAGGATCTTCAGACTCTTGCTAACCAATCAGTCTTTCCTCAAGTTCCGCTATCAGATTTTGAGACTGTTCAATCTCCAGTGCAAGCGCAGAGAGATCTTGCTCTAGATGTTCTTAGTGCTGGTGCTGGAACTGGCATGAGAGTTGGTGCGGACATCCTAAGCTCTGCTCCAGCAGTCGGTGGATCTGTTGCTAGGAATGCTGCTCTAGATAGGCTGAGGCAGAATTATATCTTCAATAATCCAAATCCTAACCCATTTGGTAAAATTGCTTCAGATTCTTGGAAGCAATTTGGAAATACTCTTGAAGAAGCTCGTGTAAATCTTTCTAATATCCTAGGCAGAACTCCTATAAGACCAGAAGTTGCTGGAGCAGCAGAACAAATTCCTATTGGACACTCTTCTCCTTACTTCTATACAGCACCAGAAATTTCTCGTGGAACTGCAAAGAAAGGTGAAGGTGCCGCATTAATGGGTCCAGGACTTTATGTTGCTGAGTCTCCTGATGTATTTGAAGGTCATTATAGACAGACTCTTGCGCGAGATGCAGGGCTTCCTACTATTCTTAATGGACAGCTTCCTATAGATTTCTATAGGATTTCTGATGCTATGAAAGGTGCTCCAGAAGGTAAAGCTGAATGGAGTATGTTATCTAGTCTTCTTGGGAGAATTCCAAGAGACTTTGAAGTTAAGGGTACACAAAATGCACTAAAATCTTATAGAGATAATCTTGAATTTCAATACGAAAATCTTAGAGATGTTCAAGAACGACTAGATAAAGCTAAAAGAGTTTTATCTAATAAAGGTAAAACTGAATATTTTGATAGTCAACCTGATTTTATAAAAAACTATTGGCGACGTAAACCAGAAGAACTTGATAAGAGTTATGAGCTTGTTAGACAACAAGCTGAAAGAGATGTTAAAAATTATGCAGAATACGAAAAAGACGCAAAAAAGAGAATTAGAAGAGGATTACAAAATTTTAATGATAGTCAATCTAAGTTAACCAGAAATTTTAATATAAATTACCCAGAAAAAGTTGTTGCAACATACGAAGGACTTCTGGGTGCGGGACCAAACGAGCTTCTACAACTAGATCTTCCTTTCTATGGTCTAGAAGGGCAGAATCTTGAAAAGGTTATGCAAGCTCTCGGAAACTTTAAGTCTCGTTCTGGCGCAAGTCTTGCAGACGAGTATATGCAAAACATGGAGACAGCAACTAAAAATCTTCCAAAGATGTCTCCTATGTCTCAGGAAGAATTGTTGCGGCGTGAAAATTCTAATCTCCGTGATCGGCTCAGGCAAGCAGCAAAAGATATTCAGAGTATCAATGTAAATCCTCTCAAGGGATATAGTCCAACATACCAATATACATCCTTGGAGAATGACCCCTTTGCAATTGTAGATGCTCTGCGGGATCAAGGAATTGTTGGTACAAAGTATGCTGATGGAATATCTCGTAGAAATTTCTTGGCAAATATCACAGATCCTGAACCTGCTACATTCAACTATACAGTCTTTGATCCAAGTCGCATTCAGTTTACTGAGGCTTATGGCTCGGCCAATCCATTTGGTCCAGTAAGTATGGCTATGCAGACCCTTCAAAAAGAACAGGAGAAGAAAAATGCAAAAGCTCCAAAAGCTAGCAAAAAGTAAGATGACAACTGCTACTGGAACTACCTCCGTTATTGCTGGTCTACTAATTGGTCTTGTTCCTCAAGACGTATGGAAGACTTGCGGAGAGTCCGTAGCACAGACATCTAATCCTCTGTTCGTTTCTGCACTTGTTATTGTAGGACTGGCACTCACTGTGATTGGTCCTTCCCTTGCCAAGCCTCGACCCTAAAAGCGAAGCGGCGAAGATTATCAAACGAATGAAGCGGCTGAAGACTTGCTTTGCTCCAAGGAAGGAATTCCTAAAGAAGTGGAGCAAGCTTCGGCAGCTTCTCTATAAGACTTCTGAGTACCAGAACTTTTTAGTTGAAGTCCGTACACGTTCAGCATATCTATGCGTTAGGATGTGTGGCAAGAAAGGCCGACACGTACATCACAAAGTTCGAGTCTACGATAATCCAGATCTCTCAGTAGATCCAGACAACGGAGAATTCTTATGCGTTGCCTGCCACCGAAAGGAACATAAGAAGCCATGAAAAAGGACGCACGTCTTGCGCGAGTCGGTGTCTCGGGATACAATAAACCCAAGCGCACTCCTACTCATCCGAAGAAGTCGCACGTAGTTGTTGCAAAGGTCGGAGATACAGTTAAGACTATTCGCTTCGGCCAACAAGGAGTTACCGGAGACAAATCTCCAACCAAGCGTCAAGCATCTTTCAAGGCCCGACACGCAAAGAATATTGCGAAGGGTAAACTCTCGGCTGCTTACTGGGCAGACAAGGTGAAATGGTAATGCCAAAAGATTTTTGGGATAAGCCTAATCCAAAGAAGAAGAGCAAGAAGCTTTCCACTGCACAGAAGAAGATGGCAAAGGCCCGTGCAAAGAAAGCTGGTCGCCCCTATCCGAATCTAGTGGACAACGCGGCGGTCGCCCGAAAGAAGAAAGCTTGACGCACCGGAGCCGCAACGCGCAGCGGCGGCGAAGGTGCCACACAAATCTCTTGCGGCTACACAGATGCCGGTCGAAGCGAAGAGATCACGCCGAAACACCACCCGAATCGGCCCCCACCGAAACTTGCCCTAACACCGAAACTCTGAGGAAACGCCGCGATGTCTGCCTTGGAAGAAGTTAATCTTCTAGACTTTACAATCAAACAGCGTGAACAAGATCGGTTTCGAAAGATTGTAGCAGATGTTTTCTGGTCTTGGTTTGAACAAAATCTTAATACCAAAGTAACAACTGTTCAATTCTGGATTGTTAAGAAATCAATCTTTGTCCGCGATCTTCGTAGCATCTTTGAACTTCTTTTCGGTCCACAGCCCAATGGCTCGTCAACTTGATGTAGATCCAGAAGTTCTATCTGCTCTCACATCTTATGTGACAGATGAACTTACTAATCATCACGCAGAACGTGATAGGTTGGAAGATCGTTGGATCAAGGAGAATGAAGATTTTTGGGCAGAGCCAGTCAGCGGAGAAGCATCACCTGAGCTTCCTGTTGTCGGCTTTGCAAACATCATCATTCCTCTAACAGCTATTGCTGTTGAAGCTGTTCATGCGCGAGACATGGGCCAGCTTTTTGGATTGAAAGAACTTGTCACAGTCGAAGTTCAAGATGAGGATCAACCTGCTAAGGCTGGACTTGAAAAGTTCTTCAACAACGAATTTCTAAACAACCTAGATTTTCGCAAGAAGGTAGAGGCTCCTCTTCTTCAGATGACCAAGAACGGCACAGCCGTTATGACATATGGTTATCGAGAAGTGAAGACTCATGTTGTACAAGATATTGACGGAACTGAAACTAAGGTTCCTGTCTATCTTCAGAAGGGAACATTCATTGAAGGAATTGATGTTAAGGATTTCTTCATGCCCTTCTATGCTCAAGAGATTGAAGATGCTCCTTGGGTTGGACATCGCTTTACAATCTCAGAGTACACTCTAAAGCAGATGGTGGCAGCAGGACAACTTGCTCCAGATGCTTATGAAAAGCTCAATGGTTATTATATTGGAGTAAACGTATCTAACGATAAGATTCTTGCTGATACTCAGCAGATCACCGATACTGTTCCAATCTATCCATCTGAGATTCAGCTTGTCCGTGTTCTTCTTAATTTTGACGTAGATGGCAATGGCGAAGAATCTTCTATCGAAGTTATCGTCCATGAAAACTCTCGTCAGATTCTTTCTCTTACTTACGCTGGAGAGCGTGACTACGAGAAGGGCGTGTACTTCCCAATGGAATACCGTTGGTATGGATACGGCATCGCAAAGCAGAACAACCAATTCCAAGAAGAAGTTACCGCACAACACCGTCAGCGTCTTGACAATGCAACCATTGCTAACATGGCAATGTTTAAAGTCAAGAAGTCCGCTGCATGGATTAAGGATGATGAACCTATTTTTCCTGGAAAGAAGTGGTTCGTCGAAGATATGGATGACATTCAACCAATTTTCATTGGTGATGTAAAGGCATCAGCCTACAACAATGAAAATCAAGTTGTCATCTATTCGCAGCAACGTACAGGAGTTAATGAGCTTACTCTTGGTATGCCGAACATCGGTACTCCTGGAACTGCCTCTGACTCTCTTGCGCGTGTACAGGAATCTAATCGTAAGTTCGACTATACTTACAACAACAAGAAGGACTTCTTGAATCGAGTTGTTTATCGCGCAGCGATTAGCATCTTCAAGTATGGTCCAACTCAACGAGATATTTATAAGTATCTGCCTAATCCCGTTGAGACTGAGTTGTTCTTCCGTAAGAGTCTTGACGAACTTAAGAATAAGCTAGTCTTTAACATCCAGCTTGCTGGTGCAAAGAACAACAAGGTTCTTGACCGCAATACGTACACGCAACTTGCTGGAATGCAGACTCAATATTGGACACAAGTTATGGCGCTAGCACAACAGTCTGGTGATCCTAACATGGTTCAAGAAGTTGCAAAGGCAGCGATGCGCGCAGCCGATCAGATTAATCTTGAAATTCTACGCGCATTTGACATACCTAACCCTGAAAAGTTGATTTTTAATTTTGACTCCTATCGACCGACCCAGATTCCTACAGGCTTACAACCCCAAGTTACAGGAATCCCTCAAGGAGCTAATGCAACTCCAAACAGCGGATTCACTTCTGTCGTTGCTCCAAACGCTAGAATTGAAGCAGCTAACGTTACTGCGCAAAGCGGACTTCCCATCTCCGGCTTATCACTTGCAGGGTAAGTTGGAACTTTTAGAAGAACTGCAAGCAACTTTAATTGAGGCAAAGCAACATGGACGCAGAGCAGATTACTGAACAGGAAGGTACAGATGTTCAGCAGACAGATTCGGGCACACATATTGACGAATCTGTTGCGACTGACCAAGTTTCTCAGCAGAATCCCCAAGGCCAGCCAGATTTGGATTGGCGCTCACTCTATGCACAGTCTGTGCGTGAGCGTCAGATGCGCGAAGCGGAGCTTGAAACTCTTCGCCAGCAAGCAATGGCTCGCCCGCAGGAAGATCTGTCTGTAACTGATGCAGATATCGAGAAGCTTGGCACCGTTGAAACTATTGGACGAATTGTTCGGAAGCAGCTTCAGGAAACTCTTGGTGACGTTGGAGAAATCTCGCGTGACTTCAAGAAGCAGAAGCAACTTGAGTCCGCAGAGGTTCAGTTCTTCCAGCAGTTTCCGCATCTCGCACAGTATCGTGATGTTCTTTCGGGAACTATTCGTGGTCAGTTGCAAGCTTCTCCTAGTGTAGATGCTAGTACATACGCAACTCAAGCGTTTGCTACTATTGGTTACTACACTGCGATGAACGCCGCAACTCCTCCACAACAGCAAACTAATACTGTGCCTCCTCGCCAAGCTACTCCGACTTCTCGCATCAACGGTGCTCCCTCTCCTGTTCGCTCTGCTCCTAAGCTTTCTGAGCTTGAGCGTACTGCGATGCGTAGGGCTGGTTATGATCCCAACAAGGCAACAGACGTTGATGCCTTCTTCACGATTGTCAATAATGACGAGGGTATCTCCGTATGAGCAACGAAATTGAAACCAAGCCTTCCGATAAGGAAGTACTTGATTACAAGCGCCGTCTGTTTGAAACTGCTGATCGTTCGTTTGTTAATGATCGGTTGAACGTTGAGCTTCCAGATAACCTTCATGGTGAATGGATTGGCATCGACGACTTCTCACAGTTTCATGCTCAGGCAAAGGGTTATGTTGATGGTTCTGAATATCTTCAGGCTCACAACCGTTTGCATGAACGTCCAGATGGTAGCACTGTTGGCGATGTACGTTTCATGGTAATACCTAAGTGGAAGTTTGAAGCACAGAAGGAGCAGGCAGCTATTATGGCTGAACGCCAGAGTGGTATTAATTCCGATACTGCTAACGACCAATACAAGTCATACGCTGCTCGTCTTGGTCTTGGTGTTGAGTCTGATAGTTCAACTGGCAGAAACATCTCTGGAGCAGAACTCCAAGCACACATTCCGAGGTAAAACGAAATGGCTCTTCCGATTCGTCCCGCATTCGCTGATACTAGCGGGACTCCGGCAACGAAGCACTATACTCTTGCTGCGTCGCAAACGCAGAAGATTGGTGCTCCTATGAAGTTCTCTAGCGGTACTCTTGCTGAAGCTGCTGATGCAGCCGCTTGCACTACTGGTCTTGCTGGTATTGCTGGTGCGGTGAATCAGTCCGCTTATGGTTATGACGCTGGTGATTCTCCGACAACCGTAACTGGCCGTGAGAACACGATTCCAATTTTTCCTGCGAATCGTAACACCACGTTCTATGGTCAGATCTCGACTGGCTCCACTCTTGTGACTCCCGCTGTCACCGATATTGGTGTTGCGTATGGTCTTGTGAAGCAGTCTGACGGTTACTGGACTGTTAACCGTTCCGATACTACCAATCTCTGTGTCGTTGTGACTGGAATTGACAACACGCTGTATGGCACGGGTGTTGTTCTTTTCAAGATTCGCAACGCTTCTGCTGCGGCTCTTTAATCCTAGGGTGAGATAAAACAATGTCGATGATTCAACAGCATCGTCTTCTTGCACGTCCGGGACTCCGAAAGGACTTTCAGGATACGATCAAGAAGTTCCCTCTTATGTACAATCAGTACCTCAAGGAGGGTTCGCATAACCTCCCTGAAATTTCGGCCACTACGCTTGTTGGTCCGAATCGTCTGATTCAGTCGCGTGAACTTGAGCCTGTCGTTTATCAGGAAGTTGTCAGCGGCCCGAAGGTTATGGCTGTTGATAAGACGTACAAGGCTGGTTATTATCTTTCGAAGGAAGCGATTGATGATGATCAGTACGGCAAGCTGAATCAGGGTGCGAAGTGGCTGGCTGAAGCTGCCATGTACACGAAGGAATATGCTGGTGTTGCGCTCGTTAACGATGCGTTCACTGGCACGAACTTCAAGGGCATGGACAATCTTTCGCTGCTTAACACTGCTCACACGCTGATTAACAGCACGAGCACTGTTGCGAATATGCCTTCCACTGCTGTGTCGCTTTCGGTTGCTGGCTTCACTGCACTGATGGACCTGTCGCGTAAGTGCAAGAATGAGAACGGCGATCCGATGATGGTGATGCCGAACACGCTCATGATTGCTAACGATCAGGGTCAGGTGAACAAGGCTTATCAGATTCTTGAGTCGAGCCTTGAGCCGTTCACTGCGAACAATCAGGACAACCCGATTCGTCGCAACTTCAAGCCGTCGAAGATCATCGTCAATCCGTACATGACGAACCTGTTCCACTACTTCATCGTGGACAGCGAGATCAACGATGCACACTTCCTGAACCGTGAAGCTATCACGATGACGGATTGGTACGACAATGAAGTTGATGCTGCCAAGGTGAAGGCGCGTGGTCGCTGGATCATTTGGTTCTACAACTGGCGTGGCTGGTACGGCACTAACCCGAGCGCGTAATCATGAACACGACTCCCACTGGATTTTCATGGGTAAATGTCCGTGGGGCTTCTGACGAACTCACTGCAAATGCAGTGGGCGGAATCGTACACGTTTTCACTGCAAGCGGCACGTTGCTTGTTGGTGATGCCGTGTACCTTTCCGGTGTCGGTACGGTTGCCAAGTCTACTACTGCTGCAAACTACGCTGGCTTTGTTGGTTTCGTTGTTGGTGGTGATTCCGCTTCGCTTGGATCGAATCCTGCGTTGGGTGCTACCGCTGCAACGGATGGTCAGAAGGTTCTAGTGCAGATTAGTGGCGTGGCTCGTGCCATTGTCGGAGCTACCGGATTTACTGCTGGTACGGATTTCACTGCCGTGCCGTCTGCTGCAACTGCTGGTCGTATTATTCCTGGCTCTACCGCTGGTCAGCGTGTTGGCGTTGCTACTACTACGCAAGCCACTGCTGGAAGCGAAGTAAAGATTCTCATTCAGCACTTCTAATCTCTCAGGCAATGCGCATCCCCCTAATTGTAGCATCGCGCCCATCTGAGGAAATCAATTTTCCTCGTGTAATTCTTCCCTCTGGTCGTTGGAAATTCACTTCCGATCATAGCGATTCCGAACTCTGTGTTAAGACTTCGACTGGATCGGTTGAATTACACGAGGAATTGATTCTCAAAGAAAAGACTCCAGTATCCCTAGTATGTAAGAAGCGCGGCACAGAATCTTCCATCACGGTGTACGTATGCCTTTGTCTCTAGCTATCCTTCGCCAAGATTTGCGTACGCATCTTGGTATGGATGAGTTGGATCTACCGAACAGCCAAGCAGATCTTCTGCTTAACCGTGCATGGTGGATGCTCTCATCCCAACTGCGATTCTCCGAAAAGGACGCAGTATATAATTTTAGCACGACCGCTGGCGATGACACATATGCATTGCCTACGGATTCCGATGCCATCCAAAAAGTTATCCTTCAGGAATCTGGCGAAGATGCGTGGGAGCCTCTCACGAACATTGCCGATTGGGATATGTTCAAGCTGAAGGATACGGATTCACAAGACAGACCAACTCATTATTCTCGTAGAGGATCTAACTTCATCCTCTGGCCTAATCCTGATAATGTGTACGATGTTAGTGTAAAATACCTTCGTACACTTGCAGATATTCAAGCCTCTGGACCTGACGCTCCTCAAGAATGGCATGAAGTCATTTTGTGGGGTGCCGTATCCAGAGGCTTTTATGCTATCGGAGATTGGACTCGTGGACAAGAAGCCCAAGCACAGCAGTCGCTTCTTATTCAATCTCTCGATACGCAAGAAACAAAGGAACATGAGGACCGTGTGTTCTCGGGACTTCGCGTTTACCGGAGGCGTTATCCGTGAACAACGAGACACTTGAGTTCATTTTTAAAGCTATTGAACTCGGTATAATTCCTTTTATTGCTTACGTTGTTAAGCAACTTAGTCGTATCTCAGAAGAACTCAAGGCTCTTCGAACAGTTCTGATTGGAATTGATGGACGCAATGGAATGCGTTCGCGCCTGATTCATCTTGAAAGACGCCTAGAGCGTATAGGTATGGCAGGCGGCAGCAATAACTATACTGATGAAATGGGGATCGGTGGCTAATGTTTGCAGAAGCCCTACCATTCATCTTGAAAGAAGAAGGAGGATATGTTAACGATCCTCAAGATTCTGGCGGCGCCACGAATCGTGGAATAACTCAGAAGACTTATGATGCTTTTCGTAAATCCCAAGGACACGAAGAGCGATCAGTTCAGCATCTAACAAAAGCTGAAACGTCTAAGATTTATTCTGATATCTGGACTAGCTGCAAAGCTTCAGAACTTCCTGCTGGCTTGAACGTATTGCACTTCGACTTCGCTATCAATGCGGGAAACAAACAAGCTGCTAAGATCTTGCAGCGAACTGTGAATGTCGAAGAGGACGGAATTATTGGTCCGATAACCATGACAAAGGTTAAGTCTTCGAATGCAGAAGATTTGATTTATGAGTACTCGGAACTACGAAAAGAATTTTATCGTGGCTTGGCTACGGCTAGGCCAAAGGACTTGAAGTTTCTAAAGGGTTGGCTTCTTCGCACAAATCGTGCAACTAGGCTAGCCCTATCCATGATTAAGAAAGAGAGATCTGCATGACATACGCGCAAAACTTTAGCCTTGCCACACCTACGGGTTTGGAAGAAGCAAACACTCTGGATGAGATTATCCGCAACGTAAAGATTGCTCTCAATGAGCGTTTCGTGGATATCCTCGGAGTAGATCTTTCTAGTGCTACTGATCCGCAGCGAGTCACGAAGATTGTCATTCCCTCCGCGGGGATGACTATTCGTAATTCAACTGACGCAGCCAGTTTGATTTCAATTACAAACTCTGGTGCGTCACTTGCTAGTCCGACTGTTACAGGAACAGTAACAGCTACAGGAGCCACAATTACTGGTGGTACTGTCGCTCCGACTACACTAACTGTTCCTAATGGTACGTCAATCATCAATGCATCTCTTACTACTCCTGGTATTGTAGATGCAGCGTTGGGTGGAACTACTGTTAATAGTGGAACGATTAGTGGTGGAACGATTAGTGGAGCTATTGTTTCTCCTACTGCGCTAACTATTCCTAGTGGCACTATTATTCCAACTCATACTGAGACTGGAACTATTACGGCCACTGGATCGACGCGCAACGGCGGGACGCTTGTACCAACGGCTTTGACTATTCCAGCCGGCACACTTGTATCTCTAAACAATACATATGGTGTGACTGGAACAGTAACAATAGGAACCACAGCTACCACTCTTATTAGTACAACTCTAACAGCAGGAACGTGGTTGGTAACTACGGGTGGCGTTTTAACTATTAGCGCAGATAATTCTTCTACAACATTTTGTACTGTAAACACAGAAATTATTTTTTCTAGTATTGCGCTATCAGCATCTGGGAAATATGGAGCACAAGGAATTCCATTTGTTTCTGGCTCTGCTTTGTAT